GTTGACGGTTTTTCCAGGAGTGCATGCTTGCCTTCCCGATCTTGTAGTAATTACGGTAGTTGACGATTGGATCTTCGCTGACAACGTATTCGGGAGCCATAGCAGAAGGCATTGTCGTCATATGATAGTTAGTCAAATTCTTAGGAGGAGATTGCAGCTGGTAGCTGAGTTCCCCGAAACATTTATGAGTTTTACCATAGCGATAGGTGTATTCTTCGCCGAGAGCAAAAAAGTGCTCTGCAAGCCAGTTGTAGTTTTCAACCGACTTGCGCGCCCATACGGCAGAAGGATGGTTGATGTGTGTAGCTTGATACAGAACAGTATCGCGCGCATCATCAAGAACCCAACGTTTCACGTTGCGACCAGTCTTTGACTTACCAGCGATTTCTCTACCGTCTAGCACTCTATGCGCAGTCGAAAGCAACTGCGCAGATTCTAAAATCATCTTTACAACGTGTTTATCGACCATCCACTGAGCAGCTTGCACAGGGTCAGGTGAGACATAGAAGATGTTCACTTACGTTTCCATTTCCTCAAAGCTTGTTGACGATGGATTGGGTTTGCTTTTTGATAGAAAACCTCGCCATCTAGAAAATCCATACATTGTTGAAAAGCACGCGCCGTCATACCGGTATATGTTTCAGTTCTAATTTCACCATTAGGAGTAGCGAAACGAACCTTACAATGCTGCGGACGCTTTATCTTAACCTGTAATCCGGGATAAGTCAAGCTAATTTCATCAAGCCGAATTTGATCATTGCTTGGCATAACAATTCTTGGGTTGAAACAGACAAAATTCTCTGGAGCGCCGCGCATACCGAAGATCCTAAGAGGAATCCCGACTTGGGGGGCAGTAAGACAGATTGCGTTGTTATCGTACATGAATTTAATAAGATTTTGAGAGAACTCGACTGGATCAAACGGTGGGTTCTTGAAATCAAAAGGTTCTGACTTCTCTTTCAGCTGAGGGTCTCTGTAATCGATGATTTTCATTCTGCAATCCTAGAAAAAGATTTTGTCTTGACGAACTTGATAACATTCTCGAACTTGTCGTGTAGAGTGTCTCTATGTGAGATAATGAACACGTTGGAATCCCTGCTGATATTCTGTAGAATCTTGAGCAAGTCTTCAGCCGAGTTACCGTCAAGAGAACTATCGAACACTTCATCGAGAATCAAAAGATTTGTGCTCAGAGAGTTACGAAGCTTGGCTACTGCTCTCCAGGTGAACAGAATAGCCAGGTCGATCTTCTGTTTTTCGCCTTCACTGAAAGATGCGTAGCTGAACTCATCGCGATAGCGAGACTTGATGACTTCATTGAACTGCTCGTCTAGATTGAATTCAACGAACAGATCAAACTCAGACAGATACTTATTGATCAGCTTGTTGATAACTGGTATGTATTGGTTCACGATACGAGTCTTGATACCTCCATCTTTCAACAACAAAGCTGCAGCATTCAGGACACGCTTGTCCTCCTGTAGTATATTATAATGATTTGACAGATTTGTCAAGTCTTTTTCTAGGTCAACAACCTTCAAATCGGAATTTTCTTTTGAAGTCTTCTTAGCTTCATCAAGCTCTTTTGATATTGTTCTAACTTGATCGTTAAACATCTGAATCTTCAGAGTTTCATGAGATGCCTTGGTTCTAAGATCGTCGCATTCCTTATCAATTTCAAGTATCTTGCTGAGCTCCAAGTTGGTTTCTTCATACTTGTTCGCCAACTGCGACAGACCTGACTCAACTTCTTTGATTTCGTCCTCACGTTTTCCTACGATCTCGCAGCTAAACTCAGAACTGATTTCTTGTTTGCAAGTCGGGCAGTTGTCGTGATTATTGAAAAAATCAATCTCTTTCGAAAGAGAAGCAGTTTTGATCTCCATCTGCGCTCTCAGAGTTTTCAGTTTCTCAACTTTATTCTTAACGCTACCGAGGTTAGTAAGATAATCTGATTTTGATTTGATTACATCAGCTAACTCACTTTTAATCTGTCTAGCCTCTTCAATCTTTTTTTCAACATCAGCAAGAGCAGTTTTCTTCTCTTGAATGAATTGTTCGTTCTTGAATTGAACTTCTTTCAGGTGCTCCCTGACCATCTTGATCTTAGCTTCAACGATCTTTCGGTCGTTTTCATTATCCTGAATGAGACTGGCATTGTCTTGCACTTTCTCTTTCAATAGAGTATTCATTATAGTGAACACTTGCAAGTCGAGTAGATCTTCAATGATCGTCCGACGCTGAGAAGCAGGAAGCTGCATGAAAGGAACGAAAGAAGCAGAACCAAGAACAACAACCTGACAAAAAGACTTGTAGTTGATCTTCAGAACGTTCTTTTCTAGAACTTCCTGGTAGTCTCTCATTTCAGCCGATTGGTTGACTAGGTTATCGTTACAGTAAACCTCGAAGACAGCAGGCTTGATGCCTCTGACGATTTTGTAATGATTTGATTGAATAGAGAACTCGAGCTCTACAACCAACTCTTTACGAGTGATTGTGTTGAGTAGCTGCGGCTTGTTAATGTTTCTGAAAGTCTTACCGAACAGAGCAAAAGTAAGAGCGTCAAGGATGGTTGACTTACCTGCTCCATTCTCGCCCACAATCAGAGTTGTTCCTGGTGTAGACAAGCTTAATTCTGTGAAGATGTTTCCTGTTGAGAGGAGATTTTTCCATCTTATTGTTTTGAAGTGAATCATTCTACAGTTATCGCCTGATTATACAGATCGACGATCACTCGTTCAAGTTTATCCCTGTTCAGATTAGGAGAGTTGACTTGATCGATATGTTTCATGAAGATGTCAAGAGTGCTTTCGGCTTCATTGACAATTTCGCTGTCTTCATCTAGATTCAGGTTTAGATGATCATCGACGATCTGAAGGTTGAGAATACCTTGCTTTTCAATACTCTCGCAAAACTTGTCAAACCAAAACGGATTCGTCTTGCTGGTGACGATCAGCTTTACGTAGGTTCCTTTGTGCTGAGTGAATTCGTAGTCGAGTAACTCTTCCATTGTTTTTGAAGAGTCATCATACCAGACCTTACTGAACATTATATATGGATTCTCAATAAAAGTCAAGTCTTTATTTTGAAGATCCAGTATGTGAAACCCGCGAGAATCGCCATAGTCAGACCAAGTAAACTGACCGTGAGAACCAACATAACTAATGCTACCATCAGTGGACCGATGATGAAAATGACCAGAAAGTACGCAATCAAACTTGTCAAAAAGTCTACGATCTTCGCCATGTGAACAGATACTCCCTTTGAACATTTGGAAACCTTGTAACTCAAGATGTCCCATACAGATTGTTGATCTTGAATTTTCAATCATCTCCATCGTGTGTTCTTTGTTATCAGAACAGATCCAGGGGACGAACAAAATAGGTGTCTCGTGAATCACAACTTCGGTCGCGTTCTGGTAGATATGAACAGACTCATCACACAGTTCTTGCACCGAGTTGACTGCGTTCGTGTTCTTGTAATACGTGTCGTGATTACCCAAGATTTGATGCAGTTTAAAACCCATATGCTCTATCGGCTCGAGGAAGTCTTTACGGAGACGATTTGCAGTCTGAATATTGATGTACTTACGGCGATCAACTAGATCACCAAGATGCACTATAGTCTCGATACCTTGTTTATGAATCTCAGGAAAGAACACATTATCAAGGAATTTCTTGAACATGTCCATAAATGCAACGTTATCATTTCTGATGCCGGCATGCGAATCGCTTAATATAGCTATCTTCATTCAGCGACGCTTAAGATAACGGTTGCTGAAAGTAGAATGCTCCCTTTCGTTTGTTGTTTCTCTCTCGACCACTTCCATACGGTTGTTCAATACTTCTTCACAAAACTTTTTGATATTGTCTAAATGCATACGCGAGTTCTGTCTGACGTTAGTATTAGGATGAGACAGAGCGTTCATTGCAAAATCAATAATGTTTTGCGGCAGTATGTTGTACTTTGGATTGTTTTCATTGCTCATTAGAATTCCCTTCTACAAACTTTTCTACTCCCTGTATAATACTACTCTTTTTGGTTTTTGTCAACTTTTTTTCAAAGCTGTCGATGATTCCATTCGTAATATCGTTGTAATGGGGATTGTTACCTGTTACAGTGTTGAAAGTTTCAGTATCAAGCTCTGAAATCATCATGCTATTGATCATGTTTTTATGCTTGATGTATTGCTGTTTCTTTTCTTTTGAGATTCTTCTAATGAAAGCATTCCAGGCGATCTGGGTGAAATAAGCGAACGGGTTGCTTGATTTTTCCGGGTTGAATCCGTTTACGGAAGCAATACAATTTTCTACACCATCTGCAATCATTTCATCTCTAAAAGAGTAACCAATGAAATTGGGTTTGGTTGACAGTTTGTTACAAATTGCTAAAATGCATTGACCGACATAATCTGGAATTTTGGTATTAGGGTTCTCGATGAACTTGTTTTTATAAGCGACTAGAGCTTCATAAAAATCTTTGTTGTTCACGTAGTGGCGCTTGGGTTTTGCTGACATAATGCTTGACTTCTCCATAAATGTAGGTATAATCACTAATGTGTGAATGATAATAATTAGAGTAAATCTACAGTGTAGGTCTTGTAAGGAAACTTTTCCTCGCTATAGATCTTGATTCGCTCGACGAAATGAAGGATGGTATGATTCTTTTTAGACTTCCAAGTCAGGTCATCGGCAATGTCATACAGAGTAGCTTCCGATTTAGTATCAGAAGTTCTGAGACCTCTACCAATCGACTGGAGGTTCCTCACTCTGGACTTTGAAGGACTAGAAAATACAACGTTGTGCAGATTACGAATGTTAATGCCGGTGGAGCTAGTTCCGTAGCTAGCAACAACAATAGCATTTTCTTCTGTTTCAATGATTCTCCGAATTTCTTCACGTTTCTCTCCATCAATAGCACCAGAAATGAAAAAGACCTTACGATCAACAGCTTCTTTTGATATAAGATCATATAGAGTTTTGCCGTGTTTTTCGACAAACTGAAACAGTAACAGAGTGTTACCATTCAAGGAAAGAGCAAGATTCTTGATGAATCTGTTGCGAGCTTCGTTTCTTACAATAAAGTCTATCTCGGTTTGATAGTCAGTTCCAGTCATAAGTTTTCTTACGTCTTCTGGATATTTGAGAACGATAGCCTTGATGCTGAAATCAGCTAGATGTTTTTGTTCAATCAGATCGGCAGTTGTTGTAATTTTACGAACTGCGCCAAACAAACCTTCGAGTACGAGCTTGTGGGTTTGAGTGCCGTCCAGAGTTCCGGTGAAACCGAATCTGTATTTACAACCAGTCATTTTGCTCATGATGGTTGAAAGAGACTTGGCTTTGAACAGATGCGCCTCGTCACCAATAACAACATCGAACTGATCGAACCACTTCTTCGGCTGTTTGTAGATTGACTGCCAGGTTGAAATGACGAAACGTTTGTTTGATTCTTTTTCTTCGCCAGACATTATCTTATGAGTCATTCCCTTCGGTAGACCATAATCTTCAAAGTCCGAAGCCATCTGATGAACCAGAGACGTTGTTGGAACGATTACCAGAGTTTTTGTTTGATACCAACAAGCAAGAAGGTAAATGATAAATGACTTACCAGAACCAGTCGGAGACAGTAGAACGCCTCTACGTTTTCTTACTGCATGCACGAACGCATCAATCTGATAGTCTCTAGGCTGATGTTTTGGTTGTAGTTTCTCTATGAATTGTTTTGCTTCAATGAGAGAGAATTCTGTATCCGAGAACGGACCTTCGTATTCTATCTCGTAATTTCTGCTCTTGCAGAACTGCTCTAGATGATGATTCAA